AGATTGCCTAGGGTTGACTTACCGCCTTTGGACATAGCCTTCTTATGGTCTACGTCTACGTCGTCCGGCAGAGTGCCATGAGCTTTCTCGTATGCTCGTCTAGCTTTGTGCCGTTCGGACTGAGCAGCCAGTTGTTTTGGTGTGCCCTGATAGTTTTTATACTCAGCAGCATAATTTCGTTTAGTTGCCATTGTGGTTCTCACATGTAGTAACTGGGCAGAATTTGCACAGGGCAGAGCTTTTGGGAGTCCACACCCCATGCACCACCGCTGCTTCGATTGCACTAGCCCTGCCAGCCCATTTAGACAGGATTTCAGGCAATTGTTTACGAGTGTACTCAGACTTAATCACATCGCCAACCACAACAAACAACAGTGCCCCCTTAACGGTATTTACGTCGGGATGGTGAATCATCACCATAGCTGCCATTAGTTCTAATTGAGCGCTGTCTGCGTACCGGCTTGACTTGCCGGTCTTATAGTCGGCTACCCTCGCAATGCCATTGTCGTGGTTAATTGCGAGATAGTCTGGGATGCCTCGGAACCATACATCTTTGTCAAAGAATCCACAGGGGGTAAAGTTTGCGCGGATGCCAAGTTTCTCTTCACAACGAATGTCGCCTTTGAAGTTGGCAAGGGGTTCCACGAATGGTTTGTAATGCGCATAACTCGCTGGAAGTGGTGTTTTATCACGGATGTATTCTTCAAATGCTTTATGCACGGCAGTGCCGTACATGGTTGCTTCAGTGTCTTTAGATTTAAACTTTTTTAGTATCTTGACTTCGTGGTATCTGCGTGGACAACCTTCGTAGTCTTTGATGCCTGAGTATGAATGGGCTAGCGTCATGGAAAGAACTGGGTTTGTTTTTGCAAGCCCTAGTGTACCAATTAGCAATCCCCATAGGAAGCCCCTACGCCTGATTCGCAGGCTAGCGGTAAAGTTTGTGCCCACTTTGGTCGCCATGACATACACTCCTCAACGTATTGTTTTGCTTCATCTTTTTCCTCAATTGGTGCGATACAAGCCACGGCATCATGGACTGTCAACACCACCTTGTACTTCTTGCCGATTTTGAGCATCTGCTCTGCCACGACCTGCCTTGCTACGGCTTGACACACGTTCTCGACTACTTTTCCGCCATAGACATACACCGGCAAAAGCTTCGACCTGTACATCCATTGCTCTTTGCCCGTCTTTTCATCAAGGCGTTTGGCTAACAGGGGGTACTGGATATGTAGCCCGCTAGGTAGGGTTAACCCTTTGCCCGGAACTGCCCTAATCAACCCTTGCTCGTCCACCTGATAGCCGTTGCCTGTACACAACGCTATCAACGCCTCGTCTGCCCTGTGCCACAACTCGGGTATCTTGTAGTAGGTTGTCCTGTATGCGTGGATGATGCGTTTTGCCTCGTCCAACGTCACCTCAACCCCTGCTTGGGTCTTTAGGAATATCTGCAACTTGTGAGGGCCAACGCCATAGCCTGCGCCAAGCACCACAGTCTTGCCAACCTGACGCTGACTGGCGGGGCCAGTCGTCACATGCTCGGGCGGTATTTGATATATCTGGCTAGCCATGAGGCGGTATACATCCTTCTTCTCCTCAAACGCTTGCACCAAGTCGTGCTGCCCTGCCAACCAAGCCAAGGTACGTGCCTCGATCTGCGCTGAGTCGCAGTCAATCACAACGTAGCCTTTGGGCGCTTTGATAGCGTTCTTTATCTTGCCTGCGTTGTCACCGCGTGATGGTAGGTTCTGCAGGTTTACAGAGTCTTGACCAGACCAACGACCAGAGTGTGCCCCGTAGTAACGTAGAGGTACAGGAAACTTGCCTCGGCTAGACATACCAATAAAGCGCTCAGTGCGAGTCTCTTCAATTGTTGTTTTGTTTCCAAGGCGGGCTGCGACAAGGATTTGGACTCGTTCATCGGGGTGTTCCTCTAGTGCTTTAAATTCTTCGTCTGTCTTTGCAAAAGCAAAGGCTAACTTGCCTGTGCGCAGGCTTACCTTGGTGGGCGGTACAACGCCGTAGTTCTCTAGCACCTTGGCAAACTTGTCGTTAGACATGAGTAGCTTCTTGATGCCGTCCATGCCCTCGCTAAAGATAGCGTAAACGTAATCAGGGTCGGCGTCTTGCAACATGAAGTCCCGCACAGATTCCAACAACGCTTCTTTGGCATCCTTTACGGCTTCCAAGTGGTCAACCAACATGGTCTTGTCAAGCTCAAGCACAGGCTCAATGAACATGCGCAGAGTCATGTCCATCAGTCTCAGTTCTTGTTTAGGGAAACCCATCGCCATGTATTTATTGAATAGCTTGTAAGTCAACTCAGTATCGTTGACGCAGTATTCAGCATAGCGTGCCAACTCCTCGGCAGAGAAGTCGGCGTAGTGTTTGCCCTTGGCATGCAGAACCTCATCGCCCTTGACTCCGATACCCATGCGTTCAGCTTGCTTGGCTAAGCCATGCGCCCTCTCGTGCGGATACAACGCCCGTGACATACCGAGCGTGTCAAACCAAGCCAAAGGCTTTACGCCATACAGCCAGTCAAGTACCGCACCATCGTACGCAGTGTTCTGTGCAACGACCATCGCATCAGACCAGTCAAACTCTTTTAGTATCCGTTCCACTTGCGGTTTGGGATACCAAACGGTTTCACCATCGTCCACCTTGATTGCAATGCCAATCATCTCAAACTGAGGCGACCGCACATACTCCTCGGTAGGAATCTTGGTCAGGGAATACTCAGTTGAGTAGAAGCACTCAAGGTCAAGTGTTACGATTTTTGGCATGGGCTTTGTCCGCTTCATCTCTAAGTAGTTTTGTGGCTGCTGCAAGCATGTTTTTGGGGACAACCATCTTATTTGGTTCTTGCGAACCTTGCATCAAACCCTGCCAACCTTGCATAAGCGTCTTGCCTGTTCGTGGGTGTTGGCGCGTAGCTACGTTTAGTTCTTCCTGCGGGGACAATAAGTCGTGAAACACTTGAGCCTCAAACCTTGTACGTCGGGCTTCTTTGTACGCTTCGATCAACGCTGCTTTTTCTTCCGGCTCCAAGAACCACAAGCGGTGTACATGTCCGTCTTGGGTTTCCGTTAGCAAGTTGTCAAGCTTATCTAAAATGCTACTAAACTTCGGTATGCGCCCCCGGCTATCAGCATCCCCAAAAAAATCCTCGGGGTTGGTCTTGAGTCGCTCAATAATTACTTGTACTGATTGCATCATTTACAGTTCTCCTTTACGAATTCTTCTAGATGGACAAGGTTGGTCTCGTTCACCACCCATGCGTCACCACCGGACTCGATGATGTTCTTGAGGTTCTTTTCTTGCAGTGCAGTTGTCGTACCTTTACCTGCCTTGGCTTCGATAGCAAAGAACTTTCCGTTAAGACAACACAGAAAGTCAGGCACTCCACTGTTGCCGTAGCCAGTGCCGATAGGCATGGCGTAGTAGATGTTGTGGGCTTTCAAGATCGCTTTGATCTTGGCTTTAACTTTAGATTCGGGTGTTGCTGCCATGTAGATTGGTACTCATAACTTGGTTGTAATCGAACCCCTCGTCGAGGCATTCACTGAGTAGCACATCTTCATCCCCGTGTTTAACAACCATGTTGTTGTATGTATATACGCTACGTGGGACACGCACTAGCCCTGCTACAAAGTCCTTGCCTAACCGTGTCGTACGCCAGATGCCTGAGAACTTGGACTTGTGTGAGTCGTCCTTGCTCTTGCGTTCTACAAGGTTCCACCAGTGCAGAGTAGCCAGTTGGTTAGACCGCACCAACCATTGAGGCCCAGTTACGGGAACGTTTACCCAACCATCCTCATCGCCTGTTTGATGGTTTAGCCACACCAAACCTTGTGCCATTGTTTTGTTGATGTTGCGAACGTATATCTTGCCCCATCGGTCACACACAGGGCAGTGCCCACCGTCACCGGCAATCGTGCGACCCCAAGCGTCTCGCATTATCATTCTATTTTCCATTTGCCACCTCCAGTAATTTGGCTAAGTAGTGTTGGGCTTTCTTCAAGTCCTCAATACCGTTTTTGTTTTTCCAACGTGACACATACTTCACCACGTTACCTTCAAGATACCCAAGGTCGTTGGCAATGATGTAGTCCCACGGTTGTATGGCTTTGTCTTTGTAATGCGACCCGCCTACTTGCGTGTCATCGGCTCTTTGAATCATTTGGTTTCTCCTGTAGTAGTGCATCGTAATACTGCTTGGGCATCGGGGCTTTCTTGGTGATGATGGTACGCAACCACTCGGCACCGCCAAGCTGATTAAAAATAATCCACTGTCTGTCTGACATTCGTACTTGTCTTCCGATCAGTGGCTCAGGGGGCTTTGGGCGTGGCATCTTCGGGTGACTTCTCGTATTTGTTGGGTTGTCGTGCTTTGGTGTATGTGCCAAATTGTTTGTATCCTAGACCTTTCTCACTCTCGATTGTTCCTGCACCTTTGGCACGGAAGTAAACATCTCTTAGAAAGATGCTAGGGCGGTCAACTTGCGCTAACTCTTCCCATGGGTTGAGTACACGCGGGGGCGTATTGTCTTTCATAACGAAGCATCCTTGTTCGGGGTCGTATTTAACTAAGTCCATTACTTTCATTTCAACGCACCCGCTATCTTTTGTAGCTTACCCGCTTTCTCTAGGTCAGCTAGCGTAGTCATGGCAGTGGCCGCCCGTTCGAGTAATTCCACATACCTTGTTAAGTTGTGAAAGTCCGCTTGCTTCTGCACCTTGAGTAACCCCTGCGCTAAATCATCGGCTGACTTGCGAATATCACCTGACACTTTTTTAGTTGATGTTTGTAGCTGCGCCGTTGTTTCAATTAAGTCGCTGTAACTTTTCTTGAACATCTTGCTTGCGTCATCTGCAATCTTGGTTGCGGTTTCGTAATCTGTTGACATATCTTTAGCTCTCCTTGTTAATTGTGTTCCTGTTTCTAGTGTTAGTTCGTTTGCGGCAAACTTGGTAACTGTTGATACCTTCCACCCGAATCCGTTGGCGTCTACAACATCGGGTTTTAAAATCCCACTGTGCGCATAACTGTTAATCATTGCAGTATCCCCAACTGGCGTAATGCCGCCTTCAAACCCTCAACACCGCCAACACGTTGGTCATTGATAAATATCTGAGGCATCTGACGCGCAGACGGAAACTCTGCAAGAAAGTTCTTCAAGCGGTCGCCCACCTCGATGTCAACGTCGGCATACTTTAAACCCGCTGCATCCATTATGCGTTTGGCTGACACGCAGTTGGGGCAGTTATCCCTTGTGTAAATTGTGATGTGTAAGTCTTTCATTTAGGTTTCCTTTCGCTAAGAACTTTATTACTCCACTCGACTTTGTAGATGCCACCATCATGACCAAAGTCAATTCGTATGTTGCATTCGACGTTGTATGGATGCAAGCTTACGCCCAACCCATCCATGTTCTGACCGACTTGGTAGTACTTACTGACAAACGTCTTGCCACGATCTTCTTCGGGCGTAAACTGCCTGTACAGTGGTTCAGGTGTTTTTGGTTTGCTCATCTTTTGACTTCAGTTGCAACTGCAATCTCAGTATGCGGTTCTCATGCAGAGCGGTTTGCAACATGTTGAGATGTTCGTTGTGACGTGACTCCATCACTTTGACAAGCTTCTGAAAGTCGTTATCCCACTGGCTCATCTTTGCCGACAAAAGCTTGGCGTGATACCAAACGTATTCGTCAGTGATGCCCTCTACAGTAACGCTATCTGTAGCTATAAATTTA